AGTAGTCCTTGACGTAGGCCAGAGCCGCGTCTTGTAGCTTCTGGGCCTCGCTGCGAGTCAATTTGGAGCCACCAGGTGAGGTCGGCTTGCGGCTTTCCCCGATGATGTTGCCCATCTGCTGGTTGACAGCCGCCACCGCCTCGAAAACCGACTCGTTGAGTCGCGCCAGGATGGCCCGAATCCTCTCATTCTTCGTCTTCACCGAAATGAACCCAGCCAGCTTCAACTTCAGCCAAAGCAGACCGGCACCGAGGATCGGCAGCAACCACTCGATAGCTCCAAACCCGTATTGCCATTTTTCATCGAGTGCCGGGTCTTCACTGGCCAGTGCAATGCAGGGCCAGTAGACGACTGTCGCGACAAATCCCCAACCGATCAGCTTCAGCATCGAATCCTCCAATCATTCAGGCGGTGGTGGAGTCGGGCCGAGCGGCCTATCCGGCTCGGGCTCCACTACGGGGTCGTCCAACAAGGGATCATCGATGATGGTACCGACGAAGATCCCTTGGTCAATCAGGAGCTGCTCACACGCCGCCAACCACTCCCTGATGATGTCGTCGTTCTTCTTCACCTTGAACTTCTTGAGGAGATGGAAATCGTCTCCGTCGACACCTATATCGTCGGTCCGAATCACGCTCCTCACGAAACCGTCGCCTGGGTCGTACAAATAGTCGACCGACAAGCCAATTTCGGACTGACGTGCATTCAACACACAAGAAGCCACCCGGACGTGCGTGTACATCTGCCCGGGGTCGCCGTCGCCTGGGTTGTATGGGGTATCCAGTAGAATCATGCCACTTGCTCCTTCGTTTCCTTGGCAAACTCGATATCGTCCCAGTGATGGATGTCGGCGATGTACTGCGCCCGCATGCCGCGCAGCTCGAACATCCTCGTCTTGGCCTGTTCGACCGCCTCCTCGTTCTGTCTCAGCAGCTTATTGACTCGATCTGATTCATCGAGCACCTTCCGCAACTGGCCCAAAAGGTACGGCAACAGCTCGCCTTTGGGCTTTTCATCGCCCGAAAGCAGTTTCCCCAACCGCTCTCGGCGCTGCTCTGGCGTAGCCATCCTCACCACCTTGGTCTTTTCTGGCGGCAATTCCCTCTTCTTCGTCTTCTGCTCTACTCGCACTGCCATCTTTTTCCCCCTAGTTGATTTGCGCGCTCGGCGTTCTTTCCGATTCACTACATCCACTCCGCTGTGGCGACTGGTACGAATGCAGTCAGGTCATAGGTGACACCGACATTCTGGGAGGTGATGTAAAACCGCTTAGTCGACCCACCGAAAGTCCAAGGGAGGTTGCCTTCGTCAGCAAGGATAATGTTGTCGTCATCCCACGTTGACCGCCAGTACATCGCCATCGAATCGGACCCTCGATAAGTGCCCCAGAACTCGAATATGAACCGTCCGAAATTGGTGCTGGATGCGGCGTCGCCCCCCAAGTCCACCTTGGTAGTGCCATTGTTGTCCGAGTAGGCAAAGCCAATCCCGCCGGCTGTGGCTGGGCTGTTGTCATAGGAACCACAGATAACGAGTCGCAGCGTGTCACCAACTGTGAATTCGGTAGCACTGAAATTGAACAGCTCAGCGTAGGAGAGGATGCCGCCTGAACCGGCTATAGCTGTTACCGAAACAGTCGAAGTCCTACGTGAGCGACATCGGCAGATGTTCTCCTTCAAACCAGCACCATACCCATGCCGAGCCTGCGTGTACGTGGTCCACCACGAGCCGGCCACGATGGTCGGATCTGATGTAACGCTCGGCGTCCGCAATGAATCTGCTGCTTGCACATACCCATCAGCAATGATTGAGTCATTTACCGCCGTGCCGCCTGTGCTGCCTACATACAATCCATGACCGACCTTGGTGCCGGCGCTCGTGAACTTGCATGCGATACTGGAATTAGACCAAGCTGCAATCTCGGTACCGGCGCTGATAGAGAATCGGTTGTTGTTGTCTATACCAAGACTAGCTGAACCACTGATAGCGCCTGCATTCGTGATACCACCTGAGCTGACATCGAGCGAGCCGCAGTCGATGGCTCCAGATCCGCTGCTCAAAGACGTGCAAGTGATTGCCCCCGCCCCAATGGAGCCGGCATTCGTGATGCCACCCGAGCTAACATCGAGCGAGCCGCAGTCGATGGCTCCAGATCCGCTGCTCAAAGACGAGCAGGTGATTGCTCCTGCCCCAATGGAGCCGGCATTCGTGATGCCACCCGAGCTAACATCGAGAGAACCACAGTCGATGGCTCCAGATCCGGTACTCAACGACTTGGCAACCGTGTCGCCATCCGCGTCGACCGTAAAGCCGGTCATCGTGATGGTACCCATCGTGAGGTCGCCTGACCCATCGATGCTCGATGCGCCCGCGATGACTTCGGCTTGGGAAATGCCCGTGGCAGTGAGCTGTGGTCCGTTCGTGGCCCGGACCGTCTTGCAGTCGACATCCCCATCCGCATCGACCGTGAATCCGGTCATCGTGATGGTGCCCATCGTGAGGTCGCCTGTCCCATCGATGCTCGTGGCACCCGCGATGACTTCGGCTTGGGAGATGCCAGTGCTGGTGAGTTGAGGACCGTTGGTGGCTCGAACCGTCTTGCAAGCGACATCCCCATCTGCATCGACCGTAAAGCCGGTCATCGTGATGGTGCCCATCGTGAGGTCGCCTGTCCCATCGATGCTCGTGGCACCACCAATAGAACCAGCATTCGTGATGCCACCCGAGCTAACATCGAGCGAGCCGCAGTCAATCGCGCCCGCGCCGGTACTCAGAGACTTGGCAACCGTGTCACCATCCGCATCGACTGAGAAGCCAGTCATCGTGATGGTGCCCATCGTGAGGTCGCCTGACCCATCGATACTCGTGGCACCACCAATAGAACCAGCATTCGTGATGCCACCCGAGCTAACATCGAGCGAGCCGCAGTCGATGGCACCCGAGCCAGTGCTCAACGACTTGGCGACGACATCGCCATCTGCGTCGACCGAGAACCCGGTCATCGTGATGGTGCCCATTGTCAGGTCGCCGGAACCATCGATACTCGTCGCACCAGCAATGGCCTCGGCCTGAACGATACCAGTGCTGGTGAGCTGAGGCCCATTCAGAGCCCTCACCGTCTTGCCAATCACGTCACCATCCGCATCGACCGAGAATCCGGTCATCGTGATGGTGCCCATCGTGAGGTCGCCAGACCCATCGATGCTCGTGGCACCCGACAGCGCGTTGCTGTGCAGATTGATGGTTGACGGACCGATGGTGAGCTGGTCGTTACCACCAGATCTGAAGATGTAGTTGTTGCCCGTGCGGTCGTACTCCATCTCGTCCACGCCGCCCGTGGTGGCGAACCGAACAATGGGGTTGGAGCCGCCCAAGTCGAGGTAGAACTCGTCGTCACCGAGCTCGATTCTGTCATCGGCAGCAGGTGACCCAGAGAAGCCCACCCGGAGCCCACCAGCCACAGTTAGGTCGTCGCCGATTTCGATGTCCGCGTTGATGATGGCCTGAGTCGGTGTGAGCCGCATCTGCTCAACGCCGCCGACGTAGAACTCCAGCTCATCTTCGCTAGAATCGTGCCTGATGTACGTATCGCCGCCAACGCCCTTGAAATGGATGCGTGGGTCGCTGCTGAACGTACCGAAGCCGAAGTTGTCGCCCTCAAGGGTGATGGGCTGAGTAATCCGCAACGTGTCGGCACTGAGACCGTCTTCGAGCCTTTCATTGAGCCATTTCCACCACTGGCCATTGAGTTGAGCCTTCCAGTTCTCGAAGGCACTGGGCGGCACCTCCTCAAACTGCCACCCGGTGTTCTTCTTCGCCTCTGAAGGCTCAAGGACGTTGGTCAAATCGTCTGCCCAACGCGGTATGTCTGTCGGCATGCTGTATGTCGCCATGATGCTCTCCTAAGCCAGAACGGCTCCGCCGTAGCCGCCTTCGTCGTAGCCTGGGCCAGTGTCGAACCTGAATGCCGGCGCGGTGCTGAAAGCCACAACACCGCGCACACCAGCGGGCCGACCGCTAGCGACCAGCGCACCTAACTGAGTCACATCCGTTTCCTCGGGGTCGATTGGGTCCATGACAACCGCGATGAACGCGGCTGGGTAGAACTCCTGCACATCGACCCTGACCTCGCCAGCGATACCTCGAATCAGATCGATGAGGTTCTCTGTCGTGCCCTCGGAGACGTTCAAAATCAGCCGTGCCCGAACCGCCGTGCTGTACTGGAGGTCGTTTCGACCACGTCGCAGCTCGCCGACGATAGCTCCGAGGGCATCGAGCTGCGCGCCCGTCGAGTTCTCTACCGTCGTTTTAGTGAGGATGTCCGAGAAGGTGTCCTCAAGCCCCTGAATCTGAGTCAACCAGCTCTCGGCCAGCTTCTTCAAATCTGGACGGTCCGAGAACTGCTGGATCAAATGGCCCAGCGCCTCATCGATGTGGTCGGTTTTCTTCACATAGGCCATTTGAGCCCCTTACACCGTGGTCACATTGACATCGACGTCAGATGTCGAAAACGTAGCGAAGTCTCGGTCACCGATGACGATGTTGGCAGTATTGACAGGTGGGTCGACATCATCAATCGCGATGGCCGTCACATCGATGACGCCTGCCACCTCTAACGCAGCGCACGCGAATTGAAGAATGATGACATCCTCGCCGATTTCGAGGGCATCCCCCAAAGCGACGATGGCCTCCCTGACCTGCTGCTCGCCTTCCGACTGGCTACCGCCACCAAATGTGTTGGGATCTACTGTCACATCGAGCTCGACATGGTACCTGATGTCGTTAGCCCGACTGAAGTTGATGTCGTGCACGATGTTCTGGCTATCCACCACCTGAACCGTCACACCATTGGGACCCGGCACTTTGAACGTCTGGATACCGACTGGCTTGACACTGAAAATCGTCTCACCGATCTCCTGGTCCTCGCCTCCCACAACCACGCACTCAAACGACTTCGGCGGCCGACCGAAACTGTCAGTCACCTCGGTGGGATTCTCAAAGACGAAAGCCTGGAGCACGTCCGGGTCAGTGATGGCGCGGACTGCCGACCGGATCGACTCGACAGTGCCTGCACCAGTGATGCGGAGAAGCTGCTCGCGCCTCAGTCGGTAGTCGGCATCGGTCTCGACATCGCGTCCGAGAATGGCCTCACCAGACAGACCCTGTTGCTCCTGCCCAATGGCGAAATCGAACTCGGTGTTGGAGGAGCCACCAGTGACCTCGATATAGCTGTTGGCCCCAGTGACCAAGCTCTCAAGGTGAATCTTGCCCAGCACCTCGTAAGCCCGCGCCCCGAGTAGCTGAGAGTTGATGACCTTCGCAACCCTGACAGCGGAAGCCGTACCGATATCGTTGTCGACTCCGCCTGACATGCCCGACACGACGAAATCCACGTCAGCCACAGTCGAAACGATAGCCACGTTGCCCGCCGTGCCCAGAGCGCCATTGACCAGCGACACCACGTTCTCACCGCCGCTAGTGGCCGTGATGTCCAAAGTCGGGGCGCTGGTGATAGCGTCGATGACCAGCGTCTTGATCACACTAGCGTTCTCGACGCCCGTATGATTGATGGCTCGAAGAGTAGTCGTCTCGACAACTGAACCGTCATCGTCGAAGACGAACGTAACAGGCGGGTTCACGCCGTCGTCCAACACAAATGTGTCGGTATCCGCGCCGACAACGTACAGAGCTGCCTCGACCACTTGAATCGAGCCCGTCGCCGCTGCTCCAAACTGCTCATCCTCGAACGTGATGGGCTGGGTCGTGCCTCGATTCACCTTGATGAAGAGGTCCTCGCCATCTGACAATGCGAATGGCTCACTTAGAGTGCTCTCAATTTGTGCTGACTCGTTGGGATTGAAGCCCCGAAATGGCTCCCGCGTGAACCCCAGAGCCTCCGCGGCGGTGCCGCCTGCGATACGAACTGAGCTGCCAGCGCCTTCCTTGTCGCTGGTGAGTCGTATCCTGCCATTCGAGTCGATAGCCTCGGCGTTGCTCAAGTCGTCGGTTATCGCGTCAGCGACCTCCAACGCAGTCGCCGCTGTGATGTCGGCGAAATCACCGCCAGAGAACGTCACCGTCTGAATTGAGCCCTCATCGATCTCGACCAGCAGCGTCTGCCCATCAGCCAGACCGAACGGCTCCTGATTCAGCGAGTTCTTTGCCGCTTTGGCTGACCAGCCGCTGACAGGAGACGCGATGGTGTCGATGGCGTAGGAATTGCCCACAATCGGAGCGCTCCGCTCCGACTCCATCACCACATCGATGGTGGCCGGGACCGACCCGGTGTTCGATACGGTCCCTGTAGTGAGCCATCTCTCACCCGTGCCGCCGATGCTGGCGATACTGCCTACCGGCAACGTGGCCCCGGCGTCGAGGTTGACCTTCGCGTCAACCGAGCTTGGCAACGCTTGGAGCCGAGTCGCACCAGTGATAGCGCCGACGTTGTCCAGCGCCTCGCCCGAGGCAGAATCCGGCTGCCTCGACCGATACACCGCCAGAGCCACCTCCCAAAGCTCGGCCAGCTTGTCAATGATGATGCCGTTGAGCTGTCCCAGCACACTGTCGGCCTGGGTGTTGATAGCAGGGCCGAACGCCGCACGCTGTGCCTGCTCGATTTCATCGAGAAGCTCCTCGAACGTCTTCTCGTTGAAGCCTTCGTCAATGACGCCGTAGTCAGTCATGCGATGATGAACTCCCTGCTGAAGTCCAGCAGCCCGCCATCGGTGGACTTCCGAACCGTGAAGGTGACCGTCAACTTACGTGCCGCCTGGTCGAAGTCGAGCTCGAACTCTTCAATCGTGTCGACTCCCGGTGTGGTCAGTATGACCTGACGAAATAGCCCTCGGACGACCACCAAATTCGGGTTCTTGATGAGCACCTGGTTGAAGTATGGCACACCGAGTCGGGTGTCCAAAAACCACTCACCGAGGAAGAACTGCAGCCGAATCGCGAGATGCTGGACAATAGCATCGTCGCCCTCCACGACGGCCAGAGAATTGTCAGTGAGCAGAAGATCGCCCTCTTCGTTCAGTGCCAAATCAGCCATCGTCTCCTCACAGAATTGGGCCCACTACAGGGGGCGCACCCGGTAGTGTCACAGTACCACCTGTCGTAGCGTCGGTGTGAATCGGTGTAGCCATAGCGGAAGCCGAATCTTTTAGTGACTTGCTGCCATTCTTGTTCGCCACCATGATGGGCGGTAACGCCCCAGCTAGGGCAGCGTGAGGCGGCGGTACCGCTGCGATGGTGCCTGGAAACGAGACCGCAAACCCAGTGCAGACAGCCGCCCAAAACGCTGCGCAGGCAGCCGGTATCTTGGCGAGCCCCGCTCCAGGTGCCGACATGCCCACCAAAGCACCAGTCATCGCCGCCTTGCCCGACTCCACACCAGCAGGAGCTAGCGGGATTCCGTTGCCAATAGCTGCCGAAGCATAGTTGCCGTAGGCCGTCACCAACGCGTTGATGGCAGCGGGCTCGTTGTCGGCAGGGACCAGGGCTTCCAGCTCGCTGGCCAATGTGGCTTCGACCATTGGCATATCAACCGTCCGGTATGCTCACCTTGGTGGAGTTGATGGCGCCATCCCATGCAGGGATTGCCGACAGTGGGTTTGGGGGCCCGCTAGGCCCGACACCCGTTGGATGCACATGAGCATCGAAAGCATCCATTTTCGACTTGAGCTGGCCCCAAAGTGCCTCCAGTGCCTCGACAATAGCGACGTGTTTCGCTCCATCACCCACCGTCACCGTAGCATCACCGTCCTTGGCCTCGAATTTAACCGTCGAACCGTTGTCGAAAGTCACCTCGACGTGGTCCTGAGCGATGTGGAGCTGCATGCCGGCCGCGTCGTGGCCCAGTGACAGCCGTTCAGTGTCGATGTCCTGAATCGCCGAGCTGAACGGATAGAGCCCCGGCATCGCGACCGCATCAGACAGGTCGTGCATCCGAAACTCGTCGGGATCGGTGTCCTCGCCGGTCCCTGCCAGCCAGTTGTCGAGGCTCCGCTCGGCGAAGACCAGCATCACGAGGTCGCCAGGCTGCAGCGGGAAGGTGATGAAGAAGTTGGCTGTCCTCGGGAACCGCACCGGGACGTCCGGTATGATGGGCAACTCCTCGAGGATTTCCTCGGCATCCTCGCCCACCACCCGGCGCTTGATGAGCGGCTTGACATCGACCTTCTGCTCCTCGGGGAAGTATTCCTCCACCTTGGCCGGTAGCATCGTGTGGACGTCCGACAGGAAGTAGGTGATGGCGTGCCGCAGCAGCTCCTCGGGCTCTGGGCTTCTGGTGGGTTCTTCGTCGCTCATAGCGGCTTGCCCTCGATATCGACGTACCAGTCACCACCGTGCGTGTCGCCCGTGTAGACCGACTTGGTGACGAGGTAGAAACCGTCCACCTCAGCGGATTGAATCTGAACCCGGCTGCCTGGGGCCAAATTCGGCTGCATGAGACACCGCGCCTCAACGAAGCCCTTGTCGCCGGGCTCTGGTGATCCCACCAGCCCGGTCGACGGTGTGAGAAGCGCAGCCTGAGTGCCGACGTACTGCCCCGGCCGCAAGAATTGGAGCTGACCGTCCTGAATCGACCACTTCAACCCCATCGACTTGGCGACTTTGTCGAGCTGCTGCTCGGCCTTCCCTGACAACACGATGCCGTTGGTGAACTCGGTGAGAGCGCCCCTGGCTGAGCCATTGGAGATGGCTTCGCTGAGATTCCCCGGATTGATGCCGAGGGCGTCGGCTGCCGCCTGGAGAACGTCGCCGACAGCGGCTGGCCCCTTCAGTGAAAGGCTCACCCGAGCCGTTTTGTACTTCCTCGACCCGTCAGCGGCTTGGAGCGTAGTGATCCAGTTGCGCCCGTCCCGCTCGTTGCGGCCGAACTCCAGGTCGCCGTTGAAAATCTGGCTCACATTGTCGATGTAGCCGGCCTCGATGATAGTGGGCTGGTTGCGCTCCTGTAGCGCGATTCGGTTGTCCTTCTTCAGGTTGTAGATGCGGACCTCGGCCTTGTTCGGCTCCTTCTTCAGCGTTCTGGTGACCTTGAAAACGACCCGAAGGATGGTCGAGACCTCGTTCTCCTTCAGACCGAGCTGCTGACGCGATGAGTCAAGCAGCCGTGAGGCGATGCGTAGGCCCCCGACGTTGATTACGACGTCCCGATTGAAGAGTCGGTCGGCCACTAACAGCCTCCACACGGCCCATGACAGGCCCGTCACGCCCTTTTCGGAGGGTCACGAATATTCTGACCCCAACCCCTCTCACAGGCGTGGCGCCCACGTCATGCTGCGCCTTCTACAGCCGCTATCTCGGACGCATCCAAGTATGTCAGAACCACTTCGGCACCGAGCTGATTCAGAGTTGGTGGTGCTGTTACCATGCCCTGATTCACCGCCACAAGCTCACCGCGAGGACGGTTGGCTTGCGCCCACAGCCTCAGCAGGGTGAACTCATTGACCACTTTGAGGCCAGCCCGAAGGATGTTGCCCTCGGCATCGAGAACGCTGAAGTACCAGGCATCGTCCCGCTCGTTGTACTTGAACCGTAGACGGAACTCAGTGCCATCAAGCTCGACCGTGAAAACGTAATTGGCGTCGGTGGTGCTGGTCGGAATGCGTGTGACTGCCATCTCGCCTCCTATCCGAAGCTGCCGAACAGCCCACTAAGGATGGACTGAGATTGAGCCTGGTTGGCCGACGACGCTGCGGCCTTGGTCTTCTTGCCCTGGTCAGTCAGCTTCTTGCGACCGGCATTCACCGGAGAGGGTGCCTGAACCTGCTCGGTGGTCGCGATGAGGATTTCGCGCAACGACAGGTCCACCTCGACGATCTTGGACTTGTCCTTGTCGCGATTCACTGACAGGCCGACGATGGCCATGTTGGCGTAGTCGCGCAGCCTGGTAGTGATGGAGACGAGCTGGCCGGCATCCTTGATGCCCTTGAGGAAGCCGTAGGCGTCCTGGGCTCGGTTGCCGGGGTCGCCGCCAGGGATCGATGGGGTGGCCCTCAAAGAGGACAAGAAGACGAGAGGAGCATCGCTGACGACGCCCATCAACTGCAGCTCCTCGGGCGTCCTTCGGATGTGGTCGGTGAGATCCGCACCATCCTCGACCGGGTGGTCGGTGGTCTGGGCGTTGCCGATGTGCGTCTCGCTGATAGTGGCGTCGAACTCCAGCACCTGAGTGGGGTTTTCCTGAATGGTGACGCTGACCTTCTGCCGAGCACCCAGGATTCGGTCGAACAGAGAAGCCATCAGCCAGCCTCCAATGCCTCGGTGAAGGCCTGCATGGTCTGCCGGTCACGTCTCCGCAAGGCCGAATCGACCTCGCGGGCCACCACCTCACCGATTTCGCCTGGCCGCTCCCTACCTCTCGCGTCTACTTCGACGTTGATGTCGGTTTGGGGCTTGTTGACGACGGTAGTGGGGCCTCCACCGGCTGCGGGCGCGGCTGCAGCTTGCGCTGGGGTGACACCCGCGACGTTTTCCTTGCCCTTGGCGGCTTGCCCGAGGGCTTTGACTGCCCCTTGCACGGGCACCCTCTCCCTCCGTCTCGGCGTCTCAGCATCCCTCGCTCCTTCCTCGCTTCTGCCTCGCTTCTCCCTCGCCAGGGCATTCACCAACGATCCCTCGAAGGCAGTTCCGCCAGCCGGGCGCTCCCTCTCCCGGCGCTCCATGGCCGCAAACGAATCGCCCGCCCCGGGGCGTTCGGCGGTCTGGCGCTCGGGCCTCTCAACGACCTGTTTCTCGACGCGCTGTGTCACAGGTCGCTCGACCACCTGCTTCTCGACCCGTGTCTCGGACCGCTCGACGGTTTGTCGCTCGATGGCCGGGGGCCGGCGCTCTGGCAGCTCACGCTGTCGGCGCTGCGGCTGCCTCCGATCCCGCTCATCGGCCGCGCCTGCTCTCGGGGCGGGCCGGAACGCGGGCATCTCCGGGCTTACCGGCGGCGTCTCGGGGCGGACTGGACGCTGCTCCGTGCGTCTCCCCAAAGCGCCGGCCCCTGGTCGCTCCTCTTCGACTTGAACCCGCCTGACAGCCGGTTCGAGCTTGGGTGGTGCAGGTATCTCGGGAGTCTCCGCCTTCTCAGGCTGACGACGAGGAGCTTCAGCCGGGGGCTCAGCTTCCTCCTCGCCGCCAAACCCCAAGAACCCCTTAGCCGCTTTGAAGCCCTTGGAGATCCACTCGAACGCGCGCTTGAAGTACCCAATGATGTCGTCCACCAGCTCTCGGGCAGTGAACGCCAGGTTGTCCCAGAGGTTATCGAACGCCTGCCCCATACCGACCGTGAAGACATCCTCGATGAACGTCCAGATCGACATGAACAGGTTGATGATGAAGCCAATAGCCGCCTCCAGCGGGGCCACTATCAGGCTGGCCAGCTCCATCACGCCATTCAGAATGGCGTCGAACGTCTCCCGGCTCATGTCGAACCAGAAGTTGAAGGTGTTGAACAGAATCTCCTTGATGGCCTCGCCCCAGCCGCCCACCTCGTCGACGAGGTCGTTGAAGCCCTGAATCAGGGTCCCAATGACCGACTCGCCGCCCTCACCCATGGTCATCAGGTCCTCGATGACCAGGAGAATCGCCCCAATGATGATTCCGAACAGGACAATCATGAGCAACAGGGGCGCGCTGGCGATGATCCAGGCCGCAGCGGTCTTGAGAGCCGCGATGGTCGCATTCTGCCCGACGAACAGGAAGGCGATGCCGAGTGCCGTGAGCCCAACGGACACGGCGATGAGAACCTTGCCCAGCGCACCGAATTTCTCATTCACGAATGAGGCCGCCATACCGGCCGCCTTGAACACTCGAGCGACCGATTTGAAGCCCTTGACCAACACGGTGCCGGACATCCGGGCGATGGGCACCAGGACCTCCAGTAGAGCCTCCATCGCCGGTATGAACTCTTTGCCCAGGGTGATGAGCGAGTCCTTCAGGGCTGCCTTCAGGGCCTTGGTCGAGTTGGCGTACCCGGCAGCGGTCTTGGCGGCGTCTCCCTGGGCCTTCTTGGTCTGGTTCATGATGAACTGGAAGCGAAGTTGCGTCTTCTCCGCTTCGTTCATGTCCTTGACCTGCTTCGTGATGCCCTTGGACAGCGCGAACGCCTGGAGATTCGCCTCCTTCATCACGACGCCGAACTTCAGCATCGGCTCGGTGTTGCCAATGAGCCCTGATTTGAGGGCTCGGAGCGCATCTGGGTCGTTGGCGTCGAAAAATGAGCCGAGGTCGACCGCCAACTGGGCGATCTGCGTGCTCATTTCGGCAGCGGCCTCTTCGGACCCGAGAATCGGCTGCGCCATCGCCCCGACTTGTGCCGCGAACTCTCGCAGCTCGAAGCGGGACCGCCCCATAGCCTTCGCTTGGGTCGCCGCCCAGGTCTCAACCGACTCACCGAAATCGCCGAACGCCGTCTGGATGACGTTCGATGTCTCGTTGGCGCTGGAGGCTAATTTGAGGAGCTGAGCGGCCCCTTGAGCGATCTTGCCGCCTGCGAAGATGGCTCCGACAGCGATGGCTGCCTTCTTGATGCCACCGAGAGCACTTTGAGCCCGTTGTTCGCCTTGCCTGTCGGTTTCGATGCCCAGGCGAAGGAGCAATTCACGCAGCGCCACGAGTCATCACCTCCGTCTGGCCTTTGCTCGGGCTCTGGCCTCTTCAGCTTGCCGCCATTCCTCGTCCTCTTGGATGTCCAGCCACTCGTTGGCCTTGGAGACCTCAACTAAGTCCCAATATCGCCTAATTTCTTCGTAACTGGCAACCTTCTGATTGACAAGCCTCCAGACGTGCGCGTGACGGGCTAGGTGCTCGGGGAGCTGGACGAAGCCTGGGCCACTCTTCGGGCGAGCTGACTGAAATCGGCGCTCATACCAGAAAAAAAATCCTGGTACTGCACCTTGAGCGCGAAGCCCAGCCACTTGTACAGCGATTTGACCCTGCCTCGGAAATGCTGAAGCAGCATCGGTGCGAGATTGGGCTCCTTGCCATCAGGCAATACGACCACGGTCACCTTTGCCAGAATGGCAATCAGCTCCCGCTGCTTCGCCTTGTCGAAGCGAGCGAACAGGCCGATGACAGCTCGCTCAATCGCCGCATCGATGTCCGATTCCTCGCTCTTCTCCACCCCATCGAGCAGCTTTGCCAGCCCGTCGCCCTTTTCCTTGGCCAACATGCCGCCCAACGCCCCGAGGGCCGGTGCCAGCATGAAGCCGAGGTCTGCCAGCAGGTCAGTAGCGACCAGCGGGTCCAGCATCATGACCTTGTAGGTGTAGCCGTCGATTTCCGTCGATTGTGCGTCAGACTGTGCCATGGGCTATGAACTAATTGCCCCCGGAGAACATGTCAAGCGCATCTGTCTTGATGACCCACTCGCGGTTGCTGATCTCGCGTGCGAACTCAGCATCGGCAGGCTTCTCAATCCAAGCCGTCTCGGCCGCGCACAGCGTGCGCCCCGACAGGTCCTTGATGAGAAACGGCCCGATGCCGTCGTTGCTCTGCTCATCCACGATGGACAGCGCCGACAGCGCGTCATTCGCGATGGAGCTTTGCATCAGGGTGATGGTGATGGTGCCCGACTTGTCGTTCGACTTTGCGCGGGCGCCCTCGCCATCGCTCCCCACGACGGAGTTCCAGGACGGGTTGTCGCGAGCCACGGTGATGAACGTGCCATCAGCGTACCCCTCGATCGGAATGCCGGCGAAGATGATGTTCACCTGAGCCGGGTCGTAGGTCTTAACGCTCATCGCTCACCTCCCGTTACACCGTGACAACACCACGGATCTCGAGTTCATGGATGGCCCCAGCCAGTTGAGCCGTGAACTGCACATCTGGCAAGAGCCGGTTGGCCCGGTCGTTCGCCGCGACATTGGCCACCAGTGGCACCGTCACCGTGGGAGCCGGGTCTGCAGTGAGGCCGCCGACAGCGATGCCGTTGTTCAGCACGCCCCTGACCTCGTTCTCGATGATGGCCACACCCGGGTCGGTGTACGGGATCTTGTCGGCGTTCTTGAGGCGGAAGAAGATGTTCTCCTGCAGCCTCGACCGGAGCCAATCGACAAACCGGGTGATGTCGATGTACTCACCCGAAGCCGTCTTGCCCTCGGCCGTCATGTTGTTGCCGGCGATCCGCACGTACCGCTCAGCGTTCTTGCCGGCGAGCGCCGTCTCCTCACCAGGGGTGTACTCGACATAGGGGATGGTCGCCAGCGTCTTGAACATCCAGGTGATGGAACCAGGGTCCTTGGGCAAATTCTTGCCCAGCATGGCTGCCGCGATGCCGGTGTCGGCGGTGGGGTGATGGAAGACGAAAGTCCTCGCCCAAGCCTTTGCCTGACCCACCGATGCCGGGTCCGTCGTGACCAAGGAATCGTACATGCCGTCGTCTGCGCTCGCCGCCCCGTGCAGCTTGAACAGGGCCTCAACCGCGTCTCCGACGTCCTCGATCTCGACCTTGCCCCACCAGTCGCCGACGATGCCGTACCAGTCGTCGTTGACGTTCCGAATGGCCGCGATTTCGTCAGCCAGCGTCCCGCCCGAGGCCACCGCCGTGGTGTCCTCGCTCTCGATCAGCGACCTGTCGTAGCTGATCTGGAACGGCGTCCCTTCCTCGCCGGTACCGCCCGGTCCATCGGCCGACTCGACCGTCAGATCGGTGGTGTTGTCCGTGGCAAGGACATCCACCGTGCCGGCATTGATGAGGGCGGTCAGGGCGGCCGTGATCGAGGCCGTGGTGACCGGAGCAGCACCCGTGGTGTGCGTGAACGTCTCCTCGGTGCCATCCCTAGCGAGGGTCACCGAGTAGGCGGTATTGGGCAGCGGGTACGACTCGCCTCCAATCGTGCCGGCTAGAGGGGTCAGCTTCACGACACGCTTGGATGGCCAGACCCGGCGACCCACCAGAATGCGGCTGGGCTTCGGGTCCTGAGCGAATGCCGCTGCACCTAGGATGTACGCCAAATCTGATGCAGCGAACGGACCTCCACCCGCTGCTAGCATCGATGACGCGTCGGTGAACTCCAATACCCTCGCCGCGTCCTTGGTGTGGTAAGTCAGAATCAGCGGCACACCAAAGCCGACTCGTGACACGGCGGAGGTCTGCTTGCTGATTTGGACGTCTACGATGTCCGCTAGGCTCATAGTGCGCCTCCCTTGTTAAGCCCCGGCGTCGAAAATCTGGTCAATGCCGAGGGCTGGTGCCTTCACTTCTACCTTCTCGATGTAGCCGGTCCGCTCAGTCATCTCAGAGACCAGCCTGAACCGCACGTCCCACGAAGCCCGATTCAGAATCTGACCGTTGAGCTCCAAGCTGATATCGTTGATGCCCATCGGCTCAATGACAGCCAACTTGGCTGCCCGGAGCGATGCCTGCACGGTCGGCAAGCCCAAACTGGCCTGGAGCTTCCCAAGCAGAGCCATGGCGTTCTTCGCCGGGTCGCATGCGCCCGACGAGTCATCCACGTTGGCTGTGGCATTGAAGGTGAACTCGGCCTGGTCCGTCGCCAGAATCTCGATCTCCTCGCCAGGGGACTGGCCGAGGTCAGTTGAGGTCCTGATTTCGTCCTTGCCACCGGGCCTCACCAGCGCTGCCCGCTTCATGTGGACATACGGGTAGCTCGGCTGGGGAATGTTCTGGTCGGCCCAAATCGCCTCGACGCCCGGCAGGACTCGGGTGACCCAGTCGTACAGCCTGGAATCGACCGTCGCCCAGTCGAACGGTTGGAGATATTGGGCCAACGAGGTCATCGGTCCAGCCTCACACAAAGCGCCTGGTAAAACCCACCCTGCTCGAACCAGTCATCGACCAGCTCGACCTGGTAGTTCACGCCACGATAACAGATCCGGTCCGCGACTCGACACTCGTTGACGCGGGCCGTCTGCAACGGCTCCTTCGAGAAAACATCCACACCGCCCTCGGTACGTTGGCCCTCGGGCAGCCGCTGAAGGTCCTTCTGCTTCATCGGCATGACCGCTGCCAGAATCCTGAACTCGTGACAGATCGGCCGCCCCTGCTTCCGACCATTCACCATCGGGGTCGGCAAGTGGCGGCTCACCTGCACCGGAGTAGAGCACGCCAGCACCGCATCGGACAGGTCTTCCAGCTTCACTTCCTGGTCTCCTTCCTGACCACTGCGGTGATGGAACCGACCAAATGCCCCTTGTCGATGAGGGCCTTGGTCGACTTCTTGCGCTTCTTGGTCGCCTCCTTGAGGTCCTGCTTGATGCGTTGCCGGACGATGTTGAGCACGACATCTCCTCTACACGTCTCAGCGATCTCGAACAGCACCATCTTGGGCGGGTAGTTCTTCTTGAGTACGTTCGCCGTGCCCCGCTCTATCATCCTGCCGTACTTCTTCTGCTGCTGGTCAAAGGTGAACCGGAGAAACGACCTTTCGGGAATCCTGCCGTCAGGCGTACCGAACTCGTGGATCGAGGCCAGATACGCCATCGTCAGCTTGCCCTCCGGGTGAATCTCCGCGCCCTCTTTGGCCGGAATGCCCACCAGAGCCTCGTAACCGCCAAGGATGTGGAGCCGCCGCCAGAACCGATGGTAGCCCTTGTCCTTGTCGATGACGATGTTGCTACCGCCAGCCATTCCACCCCGAATTGACCAGCTCGTCGTCGAACTGGACTGCCCAAGGATTGTCGAACTGCCCAATCCGAAACTGCGGCTGGGGTCCACCCGCTGTCTCGGCCTCAATCCTCTGACGCGCTGCGGCGTCAGTGGCCGGGAAGCTGGGACGAGCGCCTGAGCAGGCGTCCGCTTTCAGCTCACCGGCCCGTTTGGCGAACCTCTCCGCGATGTCGCCCAGCTTCTTCGACACTGGACCCACCGTGATGTCTGCCTCACGCGAGAACCGGGCCGCCAGATGGCTGCAAAGCTCAGACGCAGCCAGCTTCGGGTTTGGATTGGCGGCGATGGCGAAATCCACCTCTCGGTCGTCCAGTAGCGGACGCTCCCTGAGCGTGTCGCCACAGTAGAACCGGACCTCGTCCCGGACGTTGTTGGCCGGGTCGTTGTCGTAGGTGAATTTCAGGCACTCAGCCATTCTGAGCCTCCAAAATGGCCGAGATCAGCTCGGGCTTGGTCTTGCCGTTCACGGTGACCCCCAATTGCTGGGCCAGCGCCTGCAAGTCAGCCTTGACCATCTTCTGGAGGTCGGTTTCCGACCTCACTGGCAGCGCACCACTCTCACCTTCCACCGCTGGGGCGGTTGGCTCTGGCGGCCCAGCCACCGGATCTTCCGGTGGAGGCGTCGTCGGCGGTGGCTGAGGCATAGGTGGACCCGCATGAGCAGGCGGCCCACCACCGTGTCCCGGCGGTGGCCCCTTCTTCGGGTCAAAACCCTTCGTCCGAGGGCCTTTCTCCCGAGGTATCCCCACATCCACCTTTCGGCTCGGATGAGGCCCTCGACCAGTGATGAAGAGGCGTCCGTCGTACTCGTTGCCATGTTCATCCGTGATCCACCGTCGCCGAATCCAGACCTGGACGTTGTGCCAGGTCTTCGCTTCGGGCAACGCCTCGCCTGGCTTGACGATGCGATAGGTCCCGTCCTGAGACTTGACCTTGAAGCTCCTAAGTGCCTTGAACATCATCACCTCCTTTGATGATGGAGGGCCCGGGTCAGGCACTCCGACCCGGATGCCCGCCCACCAACATCACGAGATGACGTTCAGCATGAAGCAACCGCACTCGGGTGCGACGAGCTTGTGGTCGTAGGCCGACTCGCCCTCGACCCGGTCCGACTTCAGGTGCTCCATGCGGAACCGGCTGACCCGCATGCCCGCAGCGTTGGATCCGAACAGGCCCGTCCAAGCGAAGGTATACCCAGCGCTGGGATGGAGCAAGCTCGGCCGCGGCGCGGCGTAGCAGAGCATCAGGCTCTTGCTGAAGATGAAGTCGAGCGCCTCGGCTGCGCCCTCGTCGTTGGCATCGGTGATGCCCTCGGCGACGTAGATCGACTGGAGCCCCAGAACCGCGGCCAGCAGGTCGACTGTGACGATGGCCTTCTGGGTGAACTTGAT